AGATTAGCAGGATCAACATATTCTATCTTTACACCCTCTGATTTATTAAAAGAAGTTTTTGAAACGCCAATACCTAAAACAACTAAATCTTCAACAATTCTTTTTTCTATATAATTATATTTGTTGTTGTCTAATACGTTATTTATAACTTCTTCTTGCGCAATTTCTACAGCGTCTTTATAGCTCAATTGCATATGTAACTCAACCTCCTCCTTATTGGAAGGAAGAGTGTCTTGGTTCATACCTGAAGAAAAGAAATTAGAATTAAAATCGTTATTAGCTTCTAATATTTCGTTTGCGCTAAACATATCAGTTAGAATGTTTTGCGTATACTGCGTTCTTTTTTGAGTAGAATAAGGGTCTTGTGCATATGCATTTAAAGAATAACCTTTATCTGTCATGCCGTTAACAACTATGTCCACGAACTTTGGTATAACAGGTATCGGCTTCCAGTCTAAATTAAGATAAGACAGATCGCCATTAATAGATAGTTCGTCTTTATATTTTTGTATAGATTGTTCACCTCTAGCATATAGTCTTCTTGTATGGTATTGTTGGAAATTTGCAGTAAATCTATCGCCGCCACGGTTATTTCTAAACCATTCACCTTCAATAGCTCTAGCAACTTGTAGGCCGTACTCTAAAGTCTGCTTTTCCTCATTAGGTACCACCTGATCGGGAAACGAGCTGTTGTAATTAGTATTAACCATTTATTATATTATTTTTGAACTATATCCTTTATTGTTATATTTTTTAAAACTTAGGGGCACAGACTTAATTGCTTTTTCAGCAGATGGTCTATACCTGTTCTTATTACAAGCCATAATAGCTAATCCAGAACTAATTGTTGCGTCAAATTTTGTTCTATTGTTTATATTAAATCCAGCCCAGTCTTCTAGCGTTTTTTGAAAATAGGTATCACCATATACACCTTCGGCAACTTGGCCAACATAATTTTCTATATAACTTTCTATTGCTGCAGCGTGCGCTTGCTTAATGTCTTCAGACGAGTTTGGTATACCGCCTATATCTTTTTCTGTAACAGAAAGCTTATTCCAAAGCTTATCTGGTCGGTTCATTGAGAACCCTCTATAGCCTCTTCTTTTTAAATAATATAATAGTCGAGGTTTATTATTTTCGCATAATAGCGGCATTCCGTAAAACGCTAACGCCATAAGTACATCTTCAAAAAATATTTCAGCTGTTTGAGGCCGTGCAATATATTCTAAAAAAAACATATTAGGCGGCGCATCTTCCATGCTGAATTTTGTTAAACCATGCAAAGAACCCTTTGATCCTCTTTTGTCAACTGTTCCTGATATATCATATGAGTCACAACCAAAAGCGCCAATGTGCTCATTACCTGGGTATTTCACACCATTCTTTACTATTACACAGTTTTGTAATTTTTTAGGAGGCACCCAAGATACTTTAAATCTTCCATTAGTATTTGGCGCAAATATTACATTGCTATCTTGTTCTCCACCTTCCCATTGAAAATTGCCTTGTGTAACCTGCATGCCATTTTGAACCTCCTCGTTATAATCTATCTGTTCGTAGATCTTAGTCAGATTGAATAAAGACTCTTTTGCTTCATCTCTAAAAGCGTGCTGCTCTGTTCTTGGAAATTGTCTGTAATATTCGTTTAAGCCGTCCTGGTCATTTTTAAGACCATCAACTTCATTTTGCCAATGCTCAATTACCCCTTGGTCAATAAGCTCTCCATATGGCCCTTCAACTGGTTCTTCTGGTGTATCGAAGACAGGGTTTCCATAAGTATCAATGAATCCTTCGTAGTTCCACTCCATAGGTATAAACAAAGAATATAGTCCCGAGCTAGTCTGTCCATTGCGGTTTCGTTTAGTAACGTTTGAATTCTCGTATAACTTTTTGAAATTTGCTCCACCTTTGTCTAATGCATTTGAAGTCGAGCCCATCATACACTTACCTACAATTCTAGACCCTAATCTAAGTGTTGTTTTTGTAACTCGCCAGTTATTTAAAATGTTGTCCGGCCTCTCCCATTTGCCCGATTCGTCGTGTACGAGGAGTTTGAGCTTTTCACCGTCATACGAGTTGTCCCCCGTGTTCTTCCAGTCGATTGTTGTATCGAGCCCTTCGAGCTCCTCCGGCTTTTCACCTTGATCAAGTTTTCTTCTGGTAAGCTTCGACGCTGGTACTCTGTAGGCGAGCTCTGTTTTTGGGCGGTCCATACCGTCTTGTATGGGTTTGAAAAAGAATGGGTAGTTGACGGATATCGGTACAACCTTATCGGTGAACATTTTTTTAGCGTCAGCCCCGGACTTGGACAATATACCGAACCGTGAGTCGGATGATATTGTAGCCATGTTAACAGTTTCTCCCGATGCCATGAATGAAAATCCAGATCGTCTGTTCTTAAGATAGCACATTCCGTAGCAACGCGGGTCAGCTTTGCACGCTTCCCAGAATATAAAGAAAAGCCTATTTGACTCTCTGAAATCGGCTGCGCCAACATCAATTTTACTCCACTGCAAGTACATGTAATGAGTGCCAGTAATATAAGTAGGATTGCCTTTGTTAACGAATGAAAACCCCTGGTCACGGCGTTTAAACTCTTCGTCAATATAGTCATAATATTTTTCTTTAAAGTATTCAGGCATTTGGTTCCACTCAAATACACTTTTTATTTTTTCAAGTTCTTTAGGGTAGTCTATTTGATTCCACGTATTTTTTTTAAATTTATACGGATCAGATATTTTTGGTAAAGCTATCTTAAGATTTTGTATGCTATACACATCTCCAATCTCACCGGTCTTACTTATAACTACAACATCACTTTCTTTATCGTAGCCGTATTTCCATTGCTTATACCTATTTTTTTTATTAAGAACTTTCTTGCTTATATAATCGGGCAGAACTTCAAACAGCGTCTGTGCATAATTCATTTTGATCTACCTTCTGCAAAGCCTTTAAATGATTTAGCTTTAGCCGCTTGATTCTCACCTTCTAATAATGATCTTTCTTCGTCTATGCGTGTTAATATTTCAAACGCATCAAAGATTGCTAACTTTTTAGTGGCCGCGGCATTCTTAAGTCTGTCAGCTGAAAGGTCGTCTTCAGTGTCTGTTATAATCTGTTCTTCAGCAACTCGAATTAATTCATTAACCGCTTTTTGCCCAGCTCGGATTATATTCTTCTTCGTGTCCTTTACGTTCATACTTAATAGCTATATCATTTGATTTCATACAATAAAGACGCTCATCGTCTATAATAAATTCCCATTCGCTACTAGGCGTAAAGCCAACCAAGTCGCCTGGGTTAATTTGAAGTGCTTCTAGCACGTTATTACTATACTTTAGTATACCAATATGCTTTTGCTCTTTTTCGTTTGAATATGAGCTTGTTTCTTTAATAGGCTTTATAAAGCATCTATTATTAATCATAACCCAATTGTTATTTTTTTTATACCCATAAACTTGGTCTACGTTAACGAAATACATATTATCTTTAAAATACATACTTCCATTCTTTTCGGCTCCTTTCATGTCATACCATCTTCTAAATATATTGTGATGTATTAAAACGGTATCACCTATATTTATATTGGTATTAAACGCTGCTGGAGTCGAAATGACTATAGCTTCTTTGTTTATGTGACGAAAGCTTTCTATACTTGTATTTAGTAGTAGGCTAGTGTCGCCTACCTTTTTAGTATTATTGTATCTTTCGCCTTTGGGTTTAACTATAAATTGGTATAATGATTTCATTAGTACTCAAGATCGTACTCAACGGAGATTGCCATGTTAGAGTTAAATTTCTTCCATGGCAAAACCTCTGAGTTTTTCTTAATATAGATATTGTACGAAGCATCCTCGCCTTCAAATAGTATGGCAGATATTTCATGCCCACCATACACTTGCTGACCTACTGAATAATGCATTGCGTCATTCTTATAGTCTGACCCAATACTAATCTTCCTTATCAGCTTCATCTTTCTCGATTTTAGAATATTCGCCTGTTTCTAAATTAATGTTAACAGAACCATATTCTTTTTCAAGCTCAGCTTTGAACTCTTCAATCTCTTGATTTACACCTCCAATTTCGTGAAGCAGTGCGTGTTTCTGAGACTCTACGATACCAATCTTGTTTAGTAATGAATTTAATGCAGTTTGTTGCTTATGTAACTTTTCTAACTGCTCATCTGTAATTTTCGACATTTGATTTAATTTAATTGTTATTGTTGGATTTTTTTGATTTTTCCCACGTGCGCCCAACAAAATACGCACCGTATACTGTTATTAATAATGATTGAAAAATTGG